CTTATATCAATAATGTTCGTCGGGAAGCTGATCTTAAACTACAACAGATCAAATCTATTGTTTCTGTTGTGTTTCGAACTTGCTTCTCGTTTGATCCTTTTGATATAGACTATCAAGAGTTTGCCTCTGAGATGTTACGTATAATGAACTTTGTTGACTCCAGTAAATTGGAAGCCGATCTAATTGGTAAGGATAGACAAGTTATGCGAACAATTCTAGAAACGCACCAGAAAGCTGCCACAATTCAGATCAATCCACGTTATGCACAGATTCCTTCTTTTATGACTCGTGCATTTGATAATAGGTTTAAAATCTTACAAGACCTAGCTATCAAGAGCGCGCAGTTGTTGAGAGGGACTCATAACAGAATGGAACCTGTTTGTGTTCTTTTTACCGGCCCACCAGAAGTAGGTAAATCAGCAACAGTGAAGTTTCTCCAAGCGTACTTATGCTACAAGGGAGACAAAGTTTTTTCTCCAGAGATGTCGTATGTTTTTAATGGAACCGACGACTATTGGGAGGGTTACTGTGGACAACCTTTTGTGTTGATGGATGATTTGTTTAAGAATGCTGATACGAGTATTCGAGCCAATGAGGCATGCGCTATAATAGGCATGGTTAATACCAGTGTTTATGCGCTCAACATGGCTTTTGAAGGAAAGGGAGCAGCTTTCTTTAATTCAGATTACATTTTTGCATCTACGAATATTGCAAATAATGGTATTGATCAATGCACTTGGAATATCGGTCTCACTGATGCAGAAGCTGTGAAGAGGAGAATACATATCTGTCTACACAGGACCAAGAAAATTGAGAAAGATGTTGTCGAAAACACATATCGTGTTGACAGATGTAATCTCCTTCCACATATGATAGGTCAGACACTTACTTCTGCAGAAGTTGGCGATCTAATCATTGGTTACCGTGAGGAACAAGAGAGACTTCACAAGTCTTATGTTTACACACACCAAAGATTAGATCAAGCTTCATATCAGACTCGTAAATTTGACTACTCCACAGGTGCTGTTCTTAGAGATTCTATTCTCGTGACTCGGGAACCAACAGACGTGACTTCTCAACAAGTCCAAATAATTGGTGATACAACTTATGGAGTCCAAGATTTTCCTCAGGGAGAACCTCCAGATTTGGATATGTCGAGAAACCCTGATTCCGGAACTTTGTCATTTACAACACAGACAGGCCCAATTAAACCGTATAAGTTGTATGAGAGATTCGCAGCACATGAGTTCATTACACAAGTATGTTATAGACTTGCGCATGATTACAAAACGCTTAAAATTGAATACAAATATCTGATATTTACTTTTACGTTTTTGACAGCTGCTGTTGCCTCTGTACTTGTTCTGAGATCTTGCTTTGGTATGACTACACAGTCATCTAGCACGAAATTCAAGGATGGTAATAAAGGCAATAAAAAGAAAGGTGGAAAGAAACCTGGTGAAAAAGTTATGCGTAAGCCTGACTTTCACAGATCGACTTTCAATACACAGACAGTTGAAGACAATTATTTGAATTCAATAGTTAACAAAGTGTCTAAGTCAGTTCTCTATGTGCAGGGTACCTGTCACAAACAGGGTGTTTCTTTTCGTGCTATTCTAGTGCATATTCGTGATGGTTATGTTTGCACACCAGCTCATTTCATGCGTGTCTTTGAACATTGGGACTCAGCTACTATGGAGATTGCCATTCCAGGACGAGAAGGACTTCTTGAAATTCCTTTTCCTCAGGATTTCATCTCTGTTGACGGTGAAGATATTATTTTCTTCAAATTGCCATCAGGTATTGATCTTCCACCGGCTATCTACAAGTACTGTGTCGATTATGCCCGGATTCCGAACATTGAGCCTGGAACACCGATTAAGTTACTTAAGACTGATCAGTATGGTGTTTCTAGTTATCTCAATCTTTTGAAGAAACCTGGTGTTAGTTCATTCCACTACCCTGGACATGACAGTGATTTTATCATCACTAATCCTATCACTTACACGGCGTCTACTCAAGGAGGAGATTCTGGTGGTGTTATCACGATTGAGGGACCTCAAGGTCAAGCTTTAGTTGTGGGTTTACACTCAGGTTTTCACAGAGCTTATGGTTTCAGCGCAGCTATGCCTATTTGCAAAGAGTATTTTGATCACTTCTTAGGATCTTTTGAAACTCAATTTGGAAGTTTTCCTTTACAAGTTACAAAACTTGTTTCTGGTCCAGATATGCATTTTCCACCAAAAGAGTCGAAGATATGTAGATCACCTATGTATGGATGGAATGGACCTAGTACTACAGCACCAGCTCACTTGTCACCCTTTCTCAACGAAGAAGGAGTTCTTATTGATCCTTATAACAAAGCAGTTGTTAAGTTACATCAAAAACAGACTCCTCCTTGCCCCATGCCTGTTGTGGAGATTATTGATTATCTTGATGGTCTCTATCCTAGAACTGATGGTGCAGGTCTTGTTTCTTTTGAAGAAGCACTTCGTGGAGATCCAGAAAAAGGCAGTAATGCTATTTGTATGTCGACGTCACCAGGCTATCCTTTTGCTAAGAAAGCTACTAAGGGTAAAGCTCCTTATGTTTATGCAGAAGGAGATGTCTTTCACTATTCACCTGAATTTTTGCAGTTGGTTAATGATAAGATTGAAGCACTGAGACGTGGTGAGCAGATAGAAGTGTATTGGGCTGACGTTTTGAAAGATGAGACTCGTACCCTTGAGAAAGTTCAACTTGGTAAAACTCGTCTTTTCTGTACTTGTCCTCTTGACTTACTCATAATCATGAGAATTTTCTTTCTTGATTTTGTCACATACGTGCAGTCACTTGCAGCAACAAAACCAATAGCAGTTGGGATTAATGCACATTCCCCAGAATGGGCAATATTGCATGCAAGATTGGCTAGATGTGCAGGATCTATCATAGCTGGAGATTTTTCTAATTATGATGGAAAGTTACCCAAGTTTGTTGGTCAGATAGCTCTCGAGTTCATCAATCATTGGTATGATGATGGTCAAGAGAATGCTAGCGTGCGAGCCCTTTTGTTTGAACATATTTACAATCCGACCAGAATTATTTATGACACAGTGTATCAAGTTGTCGATGGGAATCCATCTGGAAATCCTATCACATCTATTTACAATTCTTTGTGTAATATAATTATGTGTTTTGTTGTTCTTACTGAGGACTTTGATCTCCGTGCTGATCAATTTGAGATGGTCGTTTATGGAGACGATAATGTAATGGGTCTTGAAAAAGAAGGTATCAGATGTTCCGATTTAACACCCTTCTTCAAATCTCGATTTGACATGGATTACACTCATTTTTCCAAATCAGAGAATGAGTCACATGATACACTTAGTACCATTCGTTTCCTTGCTCGAGAATTTGTTAAAGATGGAACCAACTTTCGAGCTCCCCTAGAGCTTACAACGATTGTTGAATCCACATACTTTCTGTGGGGTTCTTCTGGGCATGATAAAGCTATGGTTTCCACAGCTCGTTCATTTTTCCTGGAGTTATCTCACCACCCAAAAGACGTTTTCGATAGCGTTTCTGAAAAGTTCTTGTCTCAAGTCAAACTAAGGATACCACGTCTTTATGAGGCTATAGCAGATGCAAAGGAAACTTATTTTGCATATTATGTCAAGTTTTACCACCCGAAGAAACGCCTTCAAGTAGTAATTACTAGCCAGAAAAACTCTTAAGTTAACTTTGCACCAGCATATGTTTGTATATAGTAGGAATACTTTAAATTTGTTTTAGTTAATAGTTGCTTCAGTAGTAAATTCAGATAACACGCAGTATACAGAGCGTGCAGTAAATGATGTAGGGATCACACAACAAGTACAACTTGGTTCATATCAAGATGCAGCACCAGTTGGATCCACAGTGGTAGGTAAAACCATCATGCAAGAAGTTCACGACACCACTAACTTTGAAACTTTCGATTTTAATGATACGTTGAATCGTGAATATTTGATTGACAGTGCTTTATGGACTACAGATATGGCTTCCGGTACTATTATCGGTCCATATTTGTTTCCAAAAGTTTTGTTTGATCAGCAGTTCATAAAAGACAAAATCAAAGATTTCAGATATTTTAAGGGAGGCGTGCGTTTCACAGTTCGTGTTGCTGCTAGTAAGTTTGTTTATGGCAAAATTGCAGTGGGATTTGAACCTATTTCGACAGGTTTATCTCTTTACCCAAATGTCTATCAACTTAGTGGTTCTCCACATGTCATTGTTTCTGCAAGCGCTTCTGAAGCTGTGGTTTTTGATGTTCCGTTCATTTCTATGTTTAGAGCAGTAGATTTAAGAAATTTTGATCCCGATGAGATTGGCCGTTTTACAATGATGGTCATGAATCCTTTGAAAGACATCACAGGTGCAGCTAATAATGCTAGAGTTTTGGTTACAGCACAGTTTCTCGAAGGACAGGTTTTCTTGCCTCATGATTTCGTTACTGAAAGTGGACGTATGTCTACTGTTAGTAAGGGAGCTGAAGGCAGAGCAAAATCTTCATCAGGTCATGTTGGTGCTACATTAGAGGATCCAGCAGCGTTAACTAGTGGTTTAGAAGAAACTGCCATTGATAAAGTAACCGAATCTGTTTTTGGCAAGGGAGGTGAAACGGCAATGGCTGGTATTTCAGGTGCAATGTTTGGACTTTCCAAACCATCTTCAGTAGATATGTCACAAATTACCAAAATTAATCCTAATTCGGATATTAGTTATGGCAAGGGTGTTGATAAATCTACTAAGATAGCCATGGACCCAGAGAATCAGATTTCTACCGAACCTTTAGTTGGAGGGATTGGTCTTGACGAAATGAGTTTGGCTTACATAGCTCAAAACCCTATGCTGATCAATATTCAAGATTTCAATGATGATTCTCCTCCAGTTAAAATAGCAACGTGTGATCGTAATGATGTAAGGTTGTGTCATGTTGATTGGTTAAGTAGGCAGTTCAAATATGTTTCAGGTTCTTATAAGTTTAGGTTTTATATTACAGCTTCACTTATGCATGCTGTTCGCGCTGTCATCTACTTGTCTGACACGAATTCAGCTGCGTGGGAAAATTGTTACCATGTTGTCGTTGACATACAGGGTGATACTGAAGTAGAATTCACAGTGCCTTATATTGGCCACTCCGTTATGAAAAAATCTGGAGAGAATTCAGAATTTGGAATTTGGATGCAAATTTTATCTTGGTCTCAACCTGACATGGCAGCTGTGACACCCATATATGTGAATGTCTACAAAGCTGGTGCCGATGATTTCCAGTTTGGTTGTCTCCTTGAGAGTGCGTTTGTTACACAGGCTAACCCTCGGGAGGACTTTGCCAAACCATTTGAGCCTATACACCCTAGTTGTTTGGGGTATGCTCCTAAAAATTTGGTTTGTGGCGAGGAATACACAACTATGCGAGAAATTGTCCACAGGTACCATGCCTACTATCTCG